CACCATGCGCGGCATCTTCATGCGCACCATCTGCAGGTGACTGAAGCGCGCCTGCAGCTTAGGCCCCAGGCTCACGACGTAGCCGACAGTACGGCCAGCCTCGACATAGGGCTGCACCAGGGGCGCGAACATGCTTTCTGTATCGATCTGGACGACTCCTACCTTCGGCAAGGTGCGAATGCGGGCGTAGGCATCGCCAAAGGCCGCGGCGCTAAAGCAGGTGCCGTGGGCGGTCTTGTTGAGCATGGCTGTGATGCGGGACAGGTCCGCGACGATCTTCGCGTCAGCGGGGCTGATATCGGCCTTGGGCTCGATGAAGATGGTTTCGCCGGTGGTTTCATGCCCACCCAGCGCCATCTGGACGTGCAGGCGCAGGATGGTGCTGATCAACCCGTCCTGCACCATGTAGTGCCACTTGGTGTAAATCTCCGAACGGGAGCGGGCCGGGCGGCTGCCATTGCCCATGAGCATTTCGATGCCGACATAGTCAGCGTCGAAGGTGGACGTACCCGCCATCTTGGTAGCGGTCACGTCCACCTCTGCCAGCATAAGCTTCGTTGCAGCCCTGGTGGCCGCTCCCAGCTTGCTCAGCAGGGTCTTCTTCTGTTTCGATTCGTCTGCCATGTGAGTGGATACGCAGTAGGCCTATTTGGGGCCCAGCGTAACGGCCCAAAAGGGCCTGAAATCCGGGGGCTTTGCACCGCCCGGAGGGTCTGCCCGCGTGCTACCGTAAATGACCGGGCCGCCACAATGGAGCATTGCCATGACCGAAGAAGATGCCGCCGCGCGCCAGCTCCTGGAGCTATTTGCGGACACCCTTGAATGCGGCATTGGCCCCTGCCTGGCCGGCCGCTCGGCGCTGATGGCCTGGCTTGATGACCAATTCTTGCGGCTGGCGCGCCTGGATGCGCCAGACCACGCCGCCAGCGCAATGATCACCAATGCCTATGCCGAGTGGCTGGCTGATGACTTCGCGCGCCCTACGGCTCCAGCTCGGCCGTCGCCGCCTCGTCCGGGCGCGGATTGAGCAGGTACTTGCGGGTATATGGGGGAATGTTGATCTCGCCCGTCACGTCGACAATCTGATAGTTGACGATCACCCCACCACCCACCAGGACCGCCACCAGCATGTCCTTACCTGGCTGCACATAGCCTTCCTCATCAGGCTTGGCCAGCGGCTCGATCGATGCCTCAAGCACCTGATCCTCGTAGTTGAGGCGCCGACCATCGTCAGAGGTGTTGCCCAGCGGCGCGGCGAATCCGTGGGTGAAGTTGATCCGCGCGTCACAGGCCGGCACCCAGGAGTAATTCACTTCGTCTTCCGAGGAGAGCATACCGGCACCGCCGAGCGTGGGCGCACCGTCGAAAGCGCCGCCCTCGTCGTTGCGGTCAATCTGCTTGCTCAGCAGCACGCAGTCGAGAGAGTTGGGATGGCGCAGTACACGCTGGCGATCGGCCCGATTCACTGCTTTTGCTACGTTGTTCAGCATGATTAACCCTGTGCCTTGTCTGCGGCGGCAATAGCGGCCAATGCGGCGTCCCGGCTGTAGCCGAGGCCCATCAGCACCTTGATTTTCTTGTCCTCGCTCACTGGCTTGTTCACCTTGGCGGCGTGGCTCTTGCGTAGCGAATCGCTGGCGGCCTTGATCCTCGCTGCAGCCTTCGCCTGGGCCGACGGCGTGCCGTTGCGCATTTCCCGGCGTTCGCCCGAGGTAGTGAGCTTGCGGTCACGGCTGCGCACGCCCTTGGCCTTCTCCACGAAGGCAAGCTGATCGGCCACGGTCACGATCTGGCGCTGGTTGCTCAGCACCTTCCGGCCGTTCTCGATCATGCGAGTGGCGAAGTTGTGGAACGCCGGCCCGTGGCTGATCGTCTGCATCACGCGCAGAACGTGCTTACAGCCCACCCCGTACATGGTCGGGTTTCGGATCTTGGGGAAACCATCCTCAGCCCGGCCAAAGTTGAAGTTGCCGATGGTGGCGATGTAGCGGTACCAGAAGGTATGGCGCCCACAGTCACAGTCAAACTTGATCTTGCTGCGCATCATCACCTTGGCGGCATTCTTGCTGCTGTCGCCGTCGGCAAGGGCGCTGTCGTAGCCCAGGAATTGCACCATGACGTGGTGGCGGACGGCGCCATAGTTCGGCCCGGCATTGGTCTGGAAGTGCACCACGCCGGCCCGGTTCGACACCGGCACGGCAAAGTGAATCTCCTTTTCCGCCCGGCGCCGGTCCTGCGGCCGCGAGAGGTCGATAACCTGCTTCGGCAGGATACCGCCGTGCACGCCCTTCCCGTTCTTCTGCAGGCCATGCCGGCGCTGCACGTCCTTCACCGCCGCCTTGAATGCCGCGATGTCATCCAGGGTCAGCAGCCGCGGGCTACCGTCGATCGTGGTGAATAGGCGCCGCTCCGGGTCGTACAGCCCCGACATGTCGTCGGCGGTCAGGATCTCGGCCTGGTCGCCAAGTCGCCGGTTCAGGTCATACGTGAACTTGTTACGCGCCTGCTTGCCAGCGCTGTTGGCGCTCTGGATGAACTCCAGCTTGGGATCCTTCTTGTCCTGCTGCGCCATTACCGCACCGTCCGCACGTTAGCGACCAGGCCGGCGCGCTGCTTGAGCAGGTGCAGGTGCTCGATGGTAGGCAGCACCAGGTCCTGCTCCACCAGCTCAGCATCGACGTTGGGAAGGCCTGCAGCCGCCATGATGGTCAGTACCTCGGTCGCATCCTTGTAAACACGCCGGGCAACGCGGGAGAGGTCCCAGCGATCGCTGGGCAGGGTGCGCACCACCTGGCGCCGAGGCGAATACGTCGGCTCCTGCTGGCAGAACTTGCGCACCTCTTTGTAGAACCTTGATACCTCGATCACAAACCACCCCCGTCACGTCATTGGACGGGGGTGATTGTCACAGCGGCCGCGGGGCCGATCTGGGGAGGGTTTGCGCGATCGGGGGCGCTATTCCACCTCGGGCGGGGTCGGATTGGCCCACTTGTCGGCGACGTTGCGGTGAATCATGCACAGCACCGGGCCTTCTACGCCGTCCTCCTCCACCAGGTGGTACTCGGGCAGGCTGTTGCTCTTGATGATCTCGCGAATCATGCGGCAGAACTCTTTGAATTTGGAGGTGCTGCCGCTGCGCATGTAGATCGTTTTGAAGCCCCAGCGGGCGCTGTCCTTGCCCGCGGCCTTGCGCGCCAGCCGGTACAGGAACCGCTCGATGCCGGACTCCATCAGGAAGTAGTCCGGGTGCACGGTCAGTACGTCTGGCTTGGCGCCGCTGGTGATCTCCTCATACATCCAGTTGGCCAGGCGGAACTCGACGTACTCGACCTTGTCGGTGCGCACGTTACTGATCACGCGGGTGCCGTGGATCAGGGGATCGCCATTGTTGACCCGCTTGGCCTCTCCACCGCGGGAGACAGTCCGCTCGATGGCGACGTGCGTGGTGCTCAGGCGATTGAGCGCATCCACGACGAAATCCTTCTGGTTGCCGCCGTTGTCCTTGCGGCAGAACTTCAGCACCTCACCGATATGCGGCCGGAACGTCTGCTGAGGGATGTCTTCACGCTCCCCATCGGCGAACTTGTTCATGGCCTCAGTGAGGTGCGATATCGCCATAAGGACCAGGTCGTAGTCCCAGACCGATGCCATACCGTAAGGGCCGGAGGTGACCTGCACGTACCCATCGGGCAATTCATAACGCATCACAGCGTTGGCGCGCTTCTCCCGCTTGGATAGCCGGTATACGGCCACGTCCATGACGCCACGGTTATCTTTCGCCCCCACGTCATACAGCATGGGCGCAAAGAAGTCTGGCTGATCTGCACCGGCTTTCTTCTTGCGCTTGGCTGGCGGCTTAACGGTGACAGACTTGGATGCAGGAGGCTGACCCTTGGGTTGCTCCATGCCTTCCAGTAGATCGCCCTGGGCGGCACGCTCGCGCTTCCTGGTCGCCTGCTTGGCCTGCAGCGCTTTCACCGCCTGCTCGCGGGGATTGGCTTCCGTGGTGGCTGACATATGCAATCTCTGTTTCTGGCTGTGCAAGGATGATAGGTGCTTGTATTGTCACAGGAAAGCCGGAGAGGAAATTGTGGTGGTGTGTAAATTACGGAATCGGTGTGGCGCTATGCTGGCAAAACCAGCAATTACGGGGGCTCTATGGCTTTTTTGAGCCACCAGAAGCGGCGCCACAACCGTGATTTTCGTAATTTACACACCCGAGCGGGCGAAAACGGGCTGGA